TTATCAAATTGTATTGCATTTCCATCATAGTCATCTATTGTATTTTCTGTTATTGCAGTTATTGTAGTTAATTCTGAACCAGTGCTAAGAGTTGCAGAAGGAGAAGTGTAACTAGGAGGAGTTCCTACATTTGAAATTGTTGTTGCATCAATGTCTGGCATTGTACCTACTGTTACTGCTTGAATAGTAGGTGTACTAAAACTTGGAGCACTTGGAGGTACTGGTGCTGAAGGTAATGTTAAACTAGGTACTGTTTGTGAAATTGAAAAACTAGATAAATTATTTAATAAAGATTGACAAGCTGCGTATAATACAACTAAATATACTTTGTCATCGGAAAAATATCCTATATCACTATGTGAATATAAAAGTGAAGCTCCAGATTTATCTACAGGAGCATTATTAACATAATACAATTTATATGCTTCGTTACTACTATTTGGAGTAGGAAATATACTTATCTTACTATCATCTCCTACCATATAAACAGGATTGTATTTTGATGCATATTGCAAACTAGTAGAATCTGTTACTCTTGATTGTGAGTTTGGAGATATTCTTGAAGCTGCTCTCCAATCATTATTAGTTCCTGTTTCTCTTACTACAGAAATTATTTTAGCACCATTAATATCTATTCCTGCTTGAGATGTTATTTCAGAACTTTCTCTAGTAAAATCTGTTATTTCATCAGGTTTAAGTTCAATACATCTATTAGTAGCTTCTATTACACCATCTTTTAAAAATTCTGTTAATTCGTCTTGAGTAGGAGAACTACTTCCATCTATTGCCAATCCACTCATTCCTTCTACTCTTACTTCAAATGTTGCCATTTAGCTGCACTTTCTTCATCTAAATCTGTTATGTCTTCTATTGTTATTATATCATCTAATAACGAGATAACGCACTCTCCAACTAAAAAGGAGGGAAAACCATTAGAAAGCGCGCATCTCATATTATTTCGCTTAATCTAACTCAGAAGCTGCTTCTAAAGAACCTTTATCGCTCTTTACAATTAACTTTTGAAAGATTATAGCTCCCGCTACATCACTTGCGTGTAACATGTAATACATTGGTGTTACAACTTCTCCTATATCAAGTGAGAAAGTAGCTGTCGTACTAGGAGCAGCTCCATCTATTTGATAAGTTACAGCCCCTGCTTTAGAGACTTTAACTTTAAGAGCATGAGTTTCTCCATCTGCCCAGTTATCAGTAGTATCAGTTGTACTAGTTGTACCATCATTTAAAACGGTTTCAATCTTAATATCACCTGATATAACATTTAAAACTGCCATTTCATCACAATCATCTATAGCAGCTCTATGTACATCAACTTTAGCAAATCCGAAAGCGCAATCATCAGTTCCACTAACATCTGCAATACTGAAAGTTAATTCAGCTTCAAATGCTTGTTTCCCAACTGTGAATCTGTCGATTCCTTCTCTACCTTTAACAGTACTATCTGACATACATAATTGTATACCATCATTATCTGTTTGGTCATAGCCATAATCCATTCCAGAAGTACTAGCCCCTGGCTTGTCAATTGCTTGACCTACGATTGGATAAAGTGTTAAAGACAGTCCATCGGCATATTGATGAAGTGTAGTATCACCTGCTGTACCATCGACTAATTGAGCAGCTGTGTGCTCATAGTCTGATACAACTGGAGGAGTTCCAAATCTATAAATTTGCTCATTATCATAAACAGATTTATTTAAAGCTACTCCAGCTTTTTCTTGTCCGTATAAGACGTGTTTACTTTGTGCCATTATTTAACTCCTATTTCCAGACAGCATGGGCTTCAGGCATCTGAAATTCCATACCAGCTTCAGTTTGAATTAAATCGACTCTACGGTCAACACCACTATTCTCTAGAGTTTGTACTCCAACATAAATCGCGGTATCACGATTTAGGCCGTTACCAACTAGAGGTCTATAGGCAGCGTATCTTAAATTGACACCTACCATTTTGACTGGTGAACCGTCTAAGTGAACATTACGAGCTACATTCATATCACCATAAGGTGTTGTAAATGTAGTCACAGATACACCAAAAGCATCTTTACTTCCAGCACGTCCCATATCCCAATTTGCATTAGCTTGCGAATTTTCTACCGCAGCAATTTGAGACATATTTGCACTCATATAACCACTTAATTTATGTAACCAGTTATATACGTCTGTACTAACGAAAAATACAGTTGCGTTTGCATTGTTATAGCGAGGGTCTAAGAAATGTGACATATCATCCAAGAAATCATCTTGTGATTTTGTACCAGTTCCGCCCATACCAGAACCATCAAATACGTTACCATAATTGATAATGTAATCAATAGCACCTTGTGTATGAGTTACCCCATTGCCATCTGTGTATTGTGAACCAAAAAGCAAAGCGGTCTCAATGTCCCACTTATGCTCAATTAACTTTTCTCTCCAAACGCGAGCGTACTCATTAGGTTCATACTTAGTTACAGTGGCACGAGTTGTGTTATCCATTGCCAACGAAGTTTTGAAAATCTGAGTAAGTCCGTATCCAGTTGAGAAAGGATTGTCTTTCCATGTTTCTGGGTATCCACTACCCTGTCCCCATGAATTTCCTACCACGGATGCGCGGGCAGTCTCTAATTGTATCATTGAGAAACCAGCAAATTCTGATGCGCTAACATCATTTGTGATTGCACTCAAATCTTTCTGAGCTGTTCCGCCAGCACCCCAACCTGCTAATTCATTGTTACTTGTTGAATCAAGAGCTTTTACTACTACAACTTTACAGTTTACAGCATTGGTATCAGCCGCAGCGTCACCAGTACTTGTAGTAGTAGCTTCTTCAATTCTACCAACAATAAAATCATCAACTTGGAAAGCATTTGCAGCTGTAGCCGCATTTGCAGTGCCATGAAATGGTATTTTAATAAGCTGACCTGGGATAAAAAATCCAGGTTGAGTTCCACTGTCACCAACTCTAATTGAGTTACTTGAACCGCGAACTTGTCCAATATTACCAGCTGACTTATAATCAGTCATAAACTGAAAGTAATAAGTATCACCTGCTTGGATATTGGTTGCAGTTACAGTAGCATCAGTTTGAGCTAAATTAGCAACAGAAGTACCATGCTTAGTTACATACGCATATCGTTTGTGGTAAGAGGGACGTCGTTCCGTAAATTTGAACTGAGAATCATCAGTCGGCTTTTTAGAAACTTTTGATAAGAATCTAAAAAACGGGTCTTGTGCAATAGCTAACTCAGATACTCTGTCGCCGAAGTTATACTTCCGCCTCAGGTCACCTGTGCTAAGCGCTGAACCCGCTATAGCTGAACCACTCTCAGTCAAACTGGAAACATCTGATAATCCGAATAAATCGGCCATGTGTCCTTCTCCTTGTAGTCTTTCGACTACTGTTATTGACTTAATTAAGTATTAGACTATCTGCCTAATACATTCTCTAATGTTGTGTCAATACCCAAGATTTCTTCAAAAACTGAATCATCTGGAGATTTTTGTGGCTCGGAAGCACTTCCCTGAGAAGCTAATGACTGTGGTCGCTGTTGAACTTTCTTCATTTGGTTTGTAACCTCTTGATTTGCGTTCTGTGCGATATTCTGTTCTCGCTGACCTTTATTCATTAAATAATATATATCATCTAATTGTAAAGTTTTATTTTTTGCAAAATTAACAAACGTTTTCCATTGGTCTTCTGATAAATTGTATTTAGAACGAAACTCAGACTCTTTTGTGAGTCTAATATTTTCACTTTTCTGCGTACTCAAAGCATCATTAAGCCTTTTTTGGACTACTCCATCAATTGTAGCTCCTAAAACTTTAGCTGAATCTGAATCAGCATTTGACATAGCTTCATCTGGGTCAAACACAAAATCTTCATTTAGATTAAGTTGTTCCTTCATAGAAACTGGGGCTTGACCTCCACCCTGAAAATAATTTCTCACATGAGTAATTAGATTAGGGTCTTCTCTCATAGCATCGAGTATAGGCATGTACGGTTGAAGTTCGGTCAGCTTGCCATTTAGACGTTGTGCTTCACGACTTGAATCCGAATACCTCTTTTGCAGATTTTCAATATCCGCCTGACCTTCTACAGGGCTCTCTTTTTGTTGTTGTTCTTCAAGAAACTGTTGTCCAGTATCTTCTAACGTTTGAGAGGTTTCCTGTTCTTGCGAAGGTGGGGCATCTAGTATACCACCATTTACTTGAGTATCTAAGGCCTCGAAAAAACCATCAGAACTCATAGGCGCACTTTCGGGGGCTCCGTCTGGAACGTTTCCTAATTGTACATTTTCACTCATAATATATCCTTTTTGTATTTACGAAATTTATTATTTTTCTTTACTATCATCAAAGTCTTTTTTTGAATCCATTTTTGCTTGTTCAACTGCTGATTTTACTTCTCTTGCAAGGTCTTTTTTAGCCATCTGAACTTCTCCTTGCATCATACTTCTAAGAAGTTTTTGCTGAGCTTCTGTATCAAGAACTTGTTTTTTCATTTGATTACCAGCTTCATTTACTTTCATTTTAATACCAGCTTGAACTAATTGTCTTTCTAGTGTTTCAATAGTACCTTCTCTATCTTTCATAGCTTCGGTCATTTGTTCTATTTGAGATTGCATTTCTGCATAAACACTTTTTCTTTCTACTAATTGTTTTTTATTTCTTATATCAGTTTCAGCTATCATCGCAATATCATCAATTAATCCTGCTTGAAACCATCTAAAGTATTCTTCTAATAAAGCCCATCTATTAAGTGGTAATGTTGCACCCGCTACAATTCTTACATCAAATTTACCAGTTTCGTAATCCATCCACTTACCAATAGCATCTCCAAAGTCATTAAATATTGGAATATTAACTCTTACTTCTTTATCTTGGTCTGCTTGTTGTCCTGCTTCAGGTTGAACAATTCTAAATACTTTATCAATTTGATAATGCTTTTGTGCGACCATTTGAAATACTTTACCAAGATGTTCTAATCCAGGTTCTACTACAGTAGACATCCAAGACTTTAATCTTCTTGTACCAAACTCATCATTTGCAAGTAAACCTCTATAAGTTTCTGCTTGTTGTTGAGTAAAACCCATCATCGCAGAAGGAACTCCAGATATGTATTCTGCATCTGCTTTACCTTCTTGAGTAATACTATAAAATGCACTATTAATAGGAGCAGGTAATACTGGAGTAGGAGGTTGAAATCCTTGTCTGTATTTTAACAATGCTCCAGGCGAAGAAGAATATTGTTCCCATTCAGATTCATCTACAGAACCTTCTTCATATAACCATCTAAGATTAGATGCTAAATTTGCATTGTGAACCATTATTTGGTGTGCTTTATTTATTTCTTGTTGTTTACCAATCAAAGGCATTACTGCTGACATCGCATAAGGAGTTCCAGTATATAAATATGGAACAGGAACAATAGGATATTCTGTAATAGGTAATTCATACTCATATAAAAATACATCATCACCTACACTACAACACAATTTAATTCTAGTTTCAAAAAAATTAACAAAATCAACAACTGAGTTTTTAAAAGAATCACCTTTTATCATATTGTCAAATTCTTCTTTACGAAGAACTACTTGTTCTACTTTAGTCATTTGCTCTTGAGCTGCTGACATTAATTCTTGTTGCTTTTCTTGAATTGCAGTTTCCATCATTTGTTGAGCTTTTTTAATTTCTAACTCTGCTCTTTCTGGAATAATCTCTCCTGCTTCCAAAGATTGTTGTATTGATAATACTTTTTCTTGTAATTGAACTTCTGTTTCTGCTTGAAACTCTTGCAATTGCACATCTACTGATTGTTGTAATTGTTCTTCTTGTTCTTTTGTTAATGGTATTCTTATAAATGCATTTACAAATGGAATCTTTACTTTAGTATAATTTTCATAATAAGCTATTATTTGGTCTTCTTCTCCTTCTGGATTTAAACCAAAACTTACATCTTCAGGTTGAACAATTTTAGAAGACTCTAAATCTCTTTGACTATAACTAGGTGAGTAATCACTATTTGAAGTAATTTTATTTATTTTAGCTGCGTGTTGTGGAAACAAATTTTTTAATTGTGATTTAGATAAATTTTTCTTTATCATTATAAAAGCCGCATCTCTAAATAAGAAATCACGACTTGATGGGTCTACAAATACATCATAAGGGTCTATTCGACTAAATGTTACTTCACCTTTTCCATGGTCAGCATCTTGGTCTACATCTACTAAGAAGTATCCAATACCTTTTACAAGACTATCTAAAATAACTTGACCATAAATAGAATTACCATTTGACAAATGCCAACAATAGTCAGATATATCAGAATGTACTTGGGCAATATCTGTATCATCTCCAGTCGCACCTACAGCTTTCCATCTAGGACTATTAGCTGTAACAAAGTATTTCATAATTTCTATAATAGGAAGAATCCTATTAATAGTAAAAGATGGCATTCCAGATTCTTCTAATGACTTTTCCTCATCCATACTTAATTGTTCGTCAAGATAAAAATCATAACCTTTTTGACTTTTACTACGCCATTTACTTCTATCAGTACTATTTGACCTATCCCATAATTGTTTATTAATATGAGCTTTGTTTTTTCTTCCTCTTTTAGCCATTATTTCATTAACCTTTGTTCTAGTTTTCCAAGAATACTTTTGTCCATATCAAACGATAATTTCATACCTCTAGAGCCACCAACATTTTGAGTACCTAATCTAAATTTTCCATATTTAGTTGGGATACCAACACTTCCAGAACCTATATCAAGTCCTAATTTTTTAGATGCTTCATATAATAATAATGCACCAGCAGTCGGACCTGGCTGTTGTTTTAAAGTATCGGCAGCTGTAACAGCTTGTGCTTTATAGCTTTCCCAAATTGAAGAAGGGTCTGCACGAGATAAAGTTCTAAGAATATTTTCTCCCATACCAAACATTTTAGCATACTTAGAGTCTTCACCTATTGGAGACTGAAGTCTTAGAGCAGCAGCTCCCATCATTGGTAAATCAGATTTCTTTTTATAAGGAACTTTACTTTGAGGCATTATTTCTTTTTCTTTCTTTTCTTTCCCCAATTTTTTTTCATATTAGAATATGCTTTTTTACTAATAGTAGTATTCTTCTTACTTCTACTAGTTCCCGCTTTTTTTCTTTTATTTATATTTCTTACTAAACTATTTTTTGCCATTATGCTACTACCCAGCTTTTAGCTCGTTTTTTTGGTTTATACCATCCCTTTTTTGACTCATTAGGCTTCATATTAGGTGGAAATGCGTGTAATTGTGCATAATAAAGAGTCTCAATGGTATCATCGTGGGACATTTTAGGCCCAAAAGTAATGATTTCGTTAGTTAAATCAAACATATTTTCCTTTAAAAAGACATTTCCAGTACTAAATCTACCACTTAACCCACTATATATTCTATTTCTTTTGTTTTGACCGCCTGGTTTTTCTGGAATTACACCAATATTGTATTTGTTTTCTATTCTTCTTCTTTCATTTAAAGATTGGAATATAGACCTATTCATAGCTACATCTTCTACAGTACTAGATATACAATGATATTTTTCATGCATATCCATAATATAATCTACTACACCCTTTTTACCAATGATGTTTCCTTCATTATCTCTAGAACCTACAGTTGGAATACTACGATGTCTTTCATATTCTAATACATATAATTTATTGTTAGGGTCAATAGCAATTGCCATTATTACAGAAAAGTCAGAAGTTTTAGTATCTATATCAGTAGCAGGGTCACATCCTATAAAAGTATTACAAGGAAGTTTTTCTCCATCTACATGAATGTAATTTTCTCCATCTTCATTTTCATAATAACCTTCCCAATGTTTTATATATCTTCTACTCCATACTGAATCTTCTTCAGATTGCACTTCCATCATATATTCTTGATAGAACTTTTGAGATTGTCCACTATCTAAATAAAACTTTTTCTTTTCCTCTAGTTTTTCTTTAGAGAAGAACGAAGGCCATAAAGGAGTACCATCTGGTAAAATAGCTTTATATGTAATTACTCTCCATGAAAAATCTTCATTACTTTTTTGAGCTTTTGCATAATTATTAATAAGATTATTAATAAAAGAGTCATAGTGTACAGGAGTACCATTAACACGCAAGCGACCAGTATGCGGCTCCAACGCAGGGTATACAACAGCGGTAACCAAATTCGCATTCTTAGCACGTGCGTCTGGTGTAATGGTATTTGCCTCATGTTCAAAGTCATCTAATATAATTAAATCATATCTTTTGTGCAACTTTGCACCACCACGAATACCTGCTACATTACTTTTAGATATAAGTTTACATCCATTAGATAATTCAATATCTTCTTCAGTCCACTTTTTTCCTTTCATCGCTCCAAAGAAATATTTAATACTATCATTAAATTCAAGGTGATGCTTTATATAATCCATATTACCTACTGATAATTTTTGAGTAGCAGATACCCAAGCATAAAAATGCATATCACCTTTTGGGCAAAAAAGAAAATCTTTTATAATAGAAGCTTTAGTTAATACAGTTTTACCATGCCCTCTGGGAAGAATAATACCTAATTGTTTAACATTTATATCATCAATAGCATCTGCCATCTCATAATGAAATGGAGGAGTTTCGCTTCTCAGGAAGTCATCAGGAAGAAACAACTTACCAAAAGCAATTAAATCTTTATGAGCAAGTAATAATTGTTCTTCAGCCTGACTTACGTTTTTCTTGTTTATGTTTGCCATCTTCGTTTTTCTTATCTAAGAATTTTGTAAACTTTTCATCATCACCATTCATTTCTATATAGTAGTCAAGTATTAATTCACAATTTCTTTGTCGTTGGATAGAATTAGATAGTGCATATTCAAGCACTTTTATTCTTTGAATTAAATCTTTTCTTTTTAATCCTCTTTTTGTTGCTATTGCCATATCTCTTTAGTTGCATCCTTTATTACAAATTGTTTTAATAACTCATCCTCATCTGCATCTTTGGTAAAAGTTACAACAGAATCTACACAACCTTGTATATATGATTTTGCTTCTATTGATGTATCAAAAGACCTCATCAAAGCATCAGTACCATTTTCTTTCATCTCTTTCCAAAAAACTATAAACTGACCTCCGTATCTCATTTACCTTGCCCTCTATATTTCTTTTTATAATATTTTTTACTTACCTTATTTCCATATTTAGTATTATTACTTGAACCTTGTCTTGTTTTCTTACCTTTTGACTTAGTGTAATTATCCATTGTAAGATTTACCTCTAAATATAGATTTACCTTCATAAATACCAATAGTATCTATCTGAAAATCTTCATCTGTATATTCTATAACTCCTATTCCTTGTTGCCAATTATATCTAGTGCCTCCGCCTGGAACAATACCATCTATTCTACAAAGAGTTCCACAAGATATAGCTTGATATATTTTAGGCTTTCCATGTGTCCATACTGTTTTATGAGCCATTTCCAATCTATGTACATGACCTTGAATTATACTAATTCTTGGAGAGTTTAATAGTTTCATAACACTTTGACCACTTTGAGCACCTACTTTAATACCATGTATACAAACTAAATTGTTGTTTATATAAAATTCACCATGAGGATAATTACCTACATACTGTACATCTAATTTATCTAATCCTAATAAGTAAGGTACTGATAATATGGGAGCAGACTTTGGTTCATTAGCAGGTTTTATACCATACGCTTGAATTGTATTCTGAACAATACTATCAATCATTCTTTTCTCATGATTTCCTTCTATGTAAACCATTTCTTTACAATATGGTCTTAATTCTTTAATCCAAGAGGCTACATAATTTAAACTAGGTTGTGTAGTAAAATAAAACTCTGGAGAACGAACAAAATGAGTAGACCAATCTGGTAAATCAAGCATATCGCCTAACATTATTACCCTATCTGGCTTTAAATCCTTAATTATTTCTGTAGCAATCGCAATTGCCTTTAAATCATGAAGTGGTGTTAATTCTCCTGTTTCTAAGTTTCTTTTAAACCCACATTGAGAATCAGGCAAGATTACATCTATTTTTAATTTTCTTTTTGGTGTTTTAATATTAAATTTTAGTGGAGATACCTTTGCACCTTGAACTGTTGGAAAATCACAGACT